ATTTCCCGAAGATCAAGATCATAAGAAGTATGGATTTATTCCTGTTGATCTTGAACTCCAAGCAATAAGAAATGATTTAGCTTCTTATTTATATAATAGATACAAGGAGCAAGACAATGAGTAGTAGTAATTATAATGATATATGCCCTAAGTGTCGTGGAGATGAATACACAATTACCCAAGACACAAGACCATTCTCTATGAGTAGTGAATGTTTTGATTGTGGTTTTTATATGTATTCCAAAGAAGGGCAATCAACCTTAGAAGAATTAAATGAACTAAGAGAAGAATTAGATATGCCTAAATTAAAAAAACTAAAGGTGCAAGACTAATGAAATTACCGACGCTAGAAGACTACCTAGAATATGTAGATGAACATATGACCAACGAGGACAATATGCAGGACAAAATGCAAGAGTGGACTCTAAGAGAGTTTCAAATATATTTTGGACACGATACACAAACTAAGGTGCAAGACTAATGGATATAGGAAATAATTGTGTGCATTGTAATAAAGACACTTCTTTTGGTTCTGGAAGATTTGTAAATAGAATACCAGCAGACGCCGACTATCAAGCTGAAGATGATAAAGGAAACATTATCTTCACAGAAGGAGAATATAGAGACGGATATGCTTGTGAGTCGTGTCAAGAATTAGAGTGTGATAAGTGTTCTAAAACAACTATCGATTACTCTTTTGGCAGAGAAGTTGAAGACAAGTATTATGATGTTATTTGTAGTGATTGTTATGAAGATAGCTTTATCGTTCGATCCGATTAAATCCCCGACACCCCGATCATTTAGATCCCGATTACTTGTCTCCCGAATTGTTCTCAATAACTGTTCCCGACTTGCTTTCGATAGCCTTAGTCCCGAGCAATTGCTGTAACCTTCTCTCTACCTCCGATCTATCCATCTGATCTATCTTGCCGTGTAATACTTCCCGACGATCTACAATAAGACCCCCGACCTTTAAGAGTAATCCTTGAGCCTGAATCGCGGCATTATAAGCCCCCGAAGACCAAGCATCATCCCGAAGTCTATACAAATCTTCTACAGCCTTATCATGGGTTAGCTCGAACTTCTGTTTAGCTTCCGACATTAATCTTTCATACTCAGACCTTACATGATTGTATTTCTTACCCTCATGCATGTATCTCCCGACGACAATAGGATTCTTATACCCTGCTTTTTTGGCCGCTTCAGCCCATGTAAGTTGTGGGTCATTGACTGCATTCCACACAAGAAGCCTTTGTCTCTTAGTAAGATTCCTTTCATCTGTGTTCACATATTCAATAGGCATATCTTCTACACCTTCTTCTAATGTTTTCTCGACCTTAATCTTTTTTCGTATGTTGTTGTTGTTTGGCATTTAGCAATCTAACTCCTGGGTGTCGTTTTACAAATCTTACTACATCTTCTCGTTCAAGCAAATCTATAAGATATTGCGGTAATTTATTTCTTAATTCTTTTTTTAGTTTTGTCATATATAAAATAGTTTTGTCACACTTTTGTCAGAGAACCTTGACAAAAGTAAGAAGCCTGTAATATAGGGCTGTAGAGAGTAATAATATATATAAATAAGAGTATATATATAGTTTTGTCATACATTCTTATACTCCCCCTTTCATATTACTCATTCCGTGTTGAATTGTTCCGACCCTTTTACCACTTAGACCCATTCCTTGACAAAACTGCCAAAACGCCAGAAGCATACGCAGTAAGTGTTTCAAGCCAATAGTTTTGTCATTCTGTATCGTCGTCTGTGACAAAACCCTCTTGAAAGATAGAATTGACGCTTTTTTTAATACCAAAGCAACTCTCTAGAACTTCATCAATAATATCTAAGCCTTCCTCTGGAGAATCAGAATAACTTAATAACTCACATACTCCGTATGTAAAAATTAAGCTCGCCGTTTCTTTAGGGGAAGCCCCTCTTGTTGCGAAGTCTAGGAATAAATTGTCTAGTCGTTCTTTAGCTTCTAGATGTGTAGGAGCGGGACGCTTAGATGCGAAGTCAATGATCTTTAAATGTGACATCCAATTAGTATAGCAAAGTTTGTAATAAGGTGGAGTGTTTCGTTGCAAGCCACACTCCAAGAGCTTTATCGAGGCAACTGCATCTTTATTGTTTATACAAGCCAGATGACTGCCTGTTCGCGATTAATCTCTATGCTTATAGTATTGTGAGTCAGTATGCTCTCTCCACGACTGCTCCAAGTGAGGGCCATGTTCTAGTATCCAGTTATCTGACACTTCTCTTAGCTTCTTCATGCCGTCGCAGAACTGTTGAAAGTCCTCGCAACCTTCTTGCAATACTTCTTCTGCGGCACATTCCGCATCTATTAATAAGTCTTTTAATTTACTCATGATGCTTCCTTTGTTTTGTTGACTGCAAATTGTGCGTCATTTATTGCGTCCTTTAATATATCAGCAAGTTCTGACTCGTATCCCTCGGCTTGAAATATAAGGCCAATTGCTAAATTATTTACTAATAAGTAAGAGCCTAATAAAGGGTCCATTTGTTCTTCGTCTTTATTACAATTCTTACCATACTCAGATAACATCTCAACCGCTAGGTTAAATGCTAATTCGTTATTCTTCTCTATACCTTGTTTCTCTTTCTTTGTCATATTCGTCTCCATAAAATAAATATACATTAAGTATAAGCAAATATGTTTACATGTCAAACAATTTACTATATTATTTAATAATAACTTTTGGAGAAGTATAATGAAAGCAGATAACAATGACATGGTAGATACTGCAATGGCAATGATAGGAGCTATAAATAAAGAGTATATCAATACCCTTGTTAAGACAAAGCCAGAGCCAAAGCACTCTTACGAGTTCGGCAATGATCTACTGGCTATTAAGAGACTACAAGCCTTTGTAGAATTTGTGAGGACTCATAACCCCAGTATGTTTGAGAGTGCCTACAAGCATGTTAGTGACACTATAAGAGACAATGAGTAATAAGATAAGATTCTACGCATTTGAGTCTAAAGACGATAAACACGGCGTGAAGTTTGTGCCTTATGACCAGACACCTTTTGAGTTAATTGCTATTAGAGATAACTTTGATACCAAAGGAATGTTTAGTAAAATGAAAGCTAACACAGAAGGATATCTTCCTACCTATAATCCAGATAAGAATTATTCAGGAAACTTACAGGACTTACAGGCTAAATTAGGATACTGGCCTATACCTTTGACACATCAATTTGTGTATGAGGATATAGAAATACAATACGACGAGGTTTGGACGAAGGAAACTTCCAAGCCAGATTATAAACATAGATGGGATATAGAGGAGTTTAAGCATTTTTATGAGTAAAGGCAGTAGAGACAGGACTAAAGATAAGGACGCTTTTAACGAGTCGTTTGACCGCATCTTTAAAAAGAAAGAAAGACCAATAGAAGAACTAAAGAACGTAACTGAAGAAAAAAAGGAAAATAAACAATGGAAAAAATAGAAGAACTAGAGAATTATAAATCAGAAGTAAGAGGCGAAGCCCTTATATATGCAGACATACCTAACGAGATATACCATTCTGAGGTAGGAGTAAGCAGTAGCACCTTGCGTAAGTTTGGTCATTCGCAATTACATGCAGTTAATGAGGTGCAAAAGACCACTGATGCTATGAACTTTGGTACTGCTGCTCACTATATGTTAGTGGAGGGCGAGGAAGTATTTAACCAAGAGGTAGCTGTATTGATGGGTTCTCCTTATACCAAAATATATAAAGAGAACAAAGCAGACATGTTAGAGCGTTATGACTGCGTGATTAAAGAGGTAGAGCTAAACCATATCAAAGGCATGAAGGCCAATATCATTGATGACTGCAACCAGTATTTACAAGCAGACGGTAAGTTGCCAGAGGCTAGTTTCTTCTGGTATGAGGATAAGATTCTTTGTAAGTGTAGACCAGATTTAATCTGTCCTCCTTTTAAGACTGCTAGTGTCCCTGGTGAGATATATGTTGTTGACTATAAGACAACCAAGTCTTGCGACCCTAAAGAGTTTGCTGATTCAGTTAAGCATTGGGGCTATGACATGCAAGCGGCATGGTATCGTAGAGGTATGCAGAAGGCTGGATACAAGGTTAAGGAGTTTTCTTTTGTTGCTCAAGAGAAACTACCACCTTATGCCAGTAAAGTATTTGTTATTACAGATGAACAGATGGATAATGCTTGGAAACGTATGGAAGTATTCTTAGCTTCTTATAACAAGTACCTAGATGATGGCGAAACAACCATATATAACTCAGACAGTATTGTCACTTTAGATTTAGAGGATTGATATGAGATTCTGGTTTAAGAAAAAAGAATTTAATATAGATGATTGCGTTCCTATGACTCTAGAAGAGGTAGATGCAACTAGAAAAAAGATACAAGATATTTTTGATCCGTATATTGGTGGTGACAAAAAAGATAATGTAAGTACCTTTAGAAGAGTTGCTGATAAATATGGCGTTTACTACTTAACTCTTGAAAAATTTTATTACGGAGAAAAACAAAGCATTAGAGTGGCGGCAAAGCTAGTTAAGAAATTAAAGGAGGCAGGGATATGAGATTTTGGTTTAAGAAAAAAGAATTTAATATAGATGATGTTGTGCCTGTGACTGTAGCAGAGGTAGCGGTTTATAGAAAAAAAATACAAACTCTTTTAGATCCATATATCGGTGATGATGAGAAAAACAATAAAAAGATTTTTAGGAAATTTGCAGCAAAGGTGGGTGGCCACACAACAAGCATAGAAAAGTTTTTTTACGGTGTAGATGCCAGCTATCCAATAATGGCAAAGCTAGTGAAGAAATTAAAGGAAGCAGGGCTATGAAGTACATAAGTAAATTAATCAGCAGATTCTTAGAATGGTCACTACGAAGGACTGCGGAAAAGCTAATGAGGAACAAGAATGAATGAACTCATTAATGAGATCATAGCTGAGATCAAAAGAGATATAGATCTAGATAATATGATGGCTCTGAGAGATATGCTAACCCTGCTGTTAGAGAATGGAGAGAACAAACATATACTGACTCGCTACCTATCTGAGTTTCCAGAACTACGAGAAGAGTACAAGGACAAGACATGAATGACCCAGTAAATCCAAATCATTATAAAGATGGCGACATAGAATGTATTGATGCAATAGAAGCCAGTATGACTCCAGAAGCTTTTGCGGGTTACTGTAAGGGTAATGTTCAGAAGTATATCTGGAGATACGAAAAGAAGGATGCACTGATCGGCTTAAAGAAAGCCCAATGGTATCTAGATAAACTAATTAGTCTTTATGAAGATTAATAAAATACTCGGCCTCTACAACAGCTAGAGTCTTAGACCTATTCCTTTTAATAATAACTAACGGTTGATGCACTCCGCAGTTTGCAGATGCTTGATCGTAAGCCTTCCATATATTTAAAGCTTCCTGGTTCTTACACTCAATAGAGTAAGGAAAAGCATCTCTCGCTTCTTTAGAGAGAATAACATCTTCTCCACCAGCTCCCATAGATGTTGATTTAACATTCTCTGGGTGTATGTCTAATAATTCTATAAGTTTGTCTCTAACCCATTGTTGGAGTTTACGACCTTTTTGTTTTGCTGACTGTGGTTTCATTTCTTTTCTACTGGTTGATGATATACCATTACTAAGGCATCGCATTCTGGGCAAGATAGATTAGTTACAATTTCATAATCCTCATTGCCATAATCTTCTCCTGTATGATCGCCGCCCCAGATAAGTTTTTCTTTACAAGACCAACAATTCATAATATCTCCTAAAAGGTGCTAGGTTGGGATGTGAGGTGTATTTTTATGGAGTACATTTCACCCTGAAGACCCCTAGCGGAGCCTATTATTCTATAAAGACGGCTTAGAAGATTCTCCGCTATCTTCTTGGGCCATGCTTGGTGGTACATCAGCTTTCTTCAGAGGAGCTATGCCATCACCTTTAGGAGTTCTAAACGCCACAACTTCGTTAGATGTCTCTCTATATGCAGGGTTCTCGTTCTCACTATTATCTTTTTCAGAAATAGTACAGACCATTACTTTACCCTCTAACTTAGTCGCATCTTCTGGTGGTGTTTGAAGACCACAAGCATTTAACAAACGTTTAAAGTCTGAAGCTGCATAGCCTCTAACCAACTCTTGTTTCTCGCTGTCGTCATTCGTGTACCAAAGACTAAAGTATTTTCTAATCATCCAACCATTAAATTTAGGTTCGTTATGAACCTTAACTACTAGCTTGATGCTCTTGTTACCAGAAGCAGATACGTGTGGTACGCATTCACTAATAATACAATTATAATCACCTTTCGGTATAAAAGAGGATGATTCCTCTCGCTCAGATTCTACGTTTGTAAAATCAATTCCATCAAAGTCAGACATTAGCTTCTCCTTTAAATCCTAACTTATTAATAATATGCGTCAAGTTAGGTTCCTCAAGGGTATCTAACTTTCCACTCCTGTCCTTAGCGATATAATTAGCGCCAAGATTTGTTTGCAACCAACGTTCGGTTGACTTCTTTCCCTTATCATCTTCAACATCAAATGTTCTTAAACATAAGACTTCATCAAAGAAATAAGGAATTTGTGTAGGCAGTTTAGTACCAACCATCATTGGCTGATAGTGCAACGAACCTGTTGCGTCATCTCGTACTTCTTGCTGTTTAGCAATAAACACAACATGAATAGGTAAGTCTCTAAATCTACGCATAGTTTTAGTCATTATCTGAATAACTTCTCCGTACGCTTTTCTAGGGTCTTTACTTTTCTTTAACTCATTTGCTAAAACAATCTCTGACATTTCTGTCACGCTGTCTAAACAAACAGTATCGTAGTCTAACGTGCCACTTTCTAGTAGCTGTGCAATCTCTTCTATCTCAGCAGCTTCTTTGACTTCAATAGCAGTCACATTAGTAGCGTCCTTAATAGATAGAAGTCCAGCTTCCATACTAACAACAAGAGTTTTTCCTGGAACAGTCTGACAAAGAGATGTTTTACCAACTCCTGAAACACCATAAACCAAAAGTTTAGCGCCCTGCAATTCGACTAAATCACTGGGACTTTTTATACGACTTATAATATCGCTCATTTTACTTTCTCCTAAAGATAAAATATTAGTATACAGAACAAATTTTCGTCTGTATACTTTTAGTTCAAAATAAATTTATTACAAAAAGAACAATGAGTGAAGTCAATAAGAATCAATGGAAAGTAAATTATCTATACAGGCTCAAGGAGTTGTGCAATAAAGAATTAGAACCTTTGTACAATAACAAACTAGAACCAGAATACAAGGAGAGAGAAGTGAAACGTATAAGTTTAAAAGATTATATAGCCTATATAGGCAACGCGGGAGCAGCAAAATTATTTGAATGCTCAGAATCAACAGCATCATCTTGGAGATATGGAAGGCGTCAACCTTCTATAAAACAGGCTAAGAAGATTATCAAAGCAGCAGATGGCAAGCTAGACTTTGAATCTATCTATGGATCACTTGAAACTACATTTGAAGAATAACAGAAGTGTTCAACGTCAAAGCAACAGCAGAAGACTCTGCGTTGGATTTAGCGCTTGCCTATGCAGAATCAGGCTTTAGTGTAGTTCCACTCCTTCGTCACAACAAAGTTCCGCCTAGAGAACTTGGTAGTTGGCAGAGATTTAAGAACGAACAACCAACAACAGAAGAAATAACAAGATGGTTTAAAGGTCGTGACGATTTAGTCGTAGCCTTGGTAACTGGTAAGTTCCTTGTTATAGATGCAGATACCCCAGAGGCAGTTATATGGGCTGCTAATAATTTACCTGTTACCCCTCTAAAGGTAGCTACTGGTAAAGGTATGCACTATTACTATAACAATCCAGAAAATTTTACAACTTATGTCGCTCGAAGGGTCGCAGATTATGACCCAGACAAGCTTATTGATATAAGGGGCGTCGGTGGTTTGATTATTGCACCCTACAATATTCATGCTACTGGCGTCATTTATGAACCTCAGACAATACCAGATTGGAAGCTACACGATACAGGTGATCTACCAGATTTTACCCGTGCAGATTGGATTAAGGTAACAGGCGCAGACAAGATAAATGGCCAACCTATATCAACACCTCTATCTCTTGAAGCAGCAGCAGAGGGAAGTCGTAACGACACCGCAGCTAGGTTAGCAGGCTATTTGATTGCTAAAGGATTAAACGTAGACTTTGCGCAGTTCTTTTTACAGTCTTGGAATAGAAGTAACAAACCACCTTTATCTGACTCAGAGATAGCTACAACAGTTAACTCTATTATGAAGACGCATGAGCGTAAGAACCAAGCTGCCCCAGCCTATACTTCTAAGAATAGAGTTATAAAGCAACCAGCTAATCTATATTCTCCTCCAGGTATTCTTAAAGATATCTACGAATACTCAGAGAAGATAGCTCAGATACCTCAGCCAGCACTTAGCTTGCAATCAGCTTTAGGACTAGGTTCTGTTGTTGCAGGTCGTATGTATAAATCAGATATGAATAACTTTTCATCTTTATATTTTATGTGTATCGCTAAATCTGGACAGGGTAAAGAGAATACCAAGACTGTCATTGAATCTATCTTAGATGCTTCTGGCCATGTCGATCTTCTAGCTGGAGATGGTTATACATCAAGTGGTGCTGTCTATAGTTTGCTACGTCATAAACCAACTCATATCACTGTAATGGATGAGTTTGGTAAAAGATTAGAGAGTATAGCTAAGTCATCTAACTCTAATAAAGAAGACGCCCTGCAGGTTCTCATGGAAGCATGGGGTCGTTGTCATGGCACTATCAGACCAGATAACTATTCGCTTATGAATATGTCTAGCAAACAACAGCAAGAAGCTATGGATAGATCAACCATTAAGCCATCAATAACACTAATGGGTATGAGTGTGCCAAAGAACTTTTACGGCGCTTTATCTACAGGAAGAATTGTAGACGGCTTTTTAAATAGGTTTTTAGTTGTTGAGTCTAAGCTCCCAAGAGTTGTTGGTAAGATGGTTCCGTTTATTGAGCCACCTCATAATGTATGTGAGTGGGTTAGAAAGATGAGAGAGACTAACAATGAAATGGAAGAGCTTGCTAAGAACAATTCAGAGATGGACTTTAAACAGCGCGTACTTACTTTTGATAATGAAAGTAAAGAGTTACTAACTACACTTGCTTACAAACTAATAGAAGAACAAGACATATTAGAGAAGGATGGCTTAGAGGTACTACTGTCTAGAACTAGAGAGAAGTCTATGAGACTGGCCTTGATCTGTGCTTTAGCTGACGACCCTAAGACTACTATTATTAGAGGCGATATAACTAAGTGGGCTATTGATTATGTGTATTACTACGACCAATTACTTGTAGATAACTGTGAAGATAAGGTTGCTGGTTCTGAGACAGAAGGCAAGATCAAACAGGTACTAAGCTTTATTAGGTCTCAAGGTGATATAGGTATTAGTAAGCGTGATATAGATAGACGTGAAATATTTAGAAGTATGAAGTCATACGAGGTTAAAGAGATCATAGAGAGACTTAAGAACTCTGGAGAAATCCAAGAGAAAGATGTTAAGTTAAAAACTACAGGTAGACCAACTAAACGTATTGTCGCAATCGACCCAGAGTTCTTTGAGGACTAAGCTAGTCCTTGAAGGTTTTGATCTATTTGATTACGTCTGTCAAATATCTCTTCGTTAGCTGGATTTCCACCTAACAAACTTCTGCTCATAGGTGCTTGATTTTGAGCGCCAAGAGTAGCAGAGGTAACTTCTGGTAACTCTAAAGGTGTCATAGCAATAGGTGCTTTAGGATCAACAAAGTTATTTCTAAGTCGTTGTTCTGAATCTTGATAACCTTCACTTATTACTTCTGCAGGTAGTTGAGTTGAAATACCTC